CTGCTGGAGGGCGAGTTCGCCATCGTGATGCCCGACCCGATGACGCTGTGGGTCGGGGTGCCGGTGGCGATCGACGCCACGGGACGCAAGCAATTGCCGGTCGGGCGAGTGTTCGTCGGCGACACTCCGCCCACCGCCGCGCAGGGCACGCTGTGGTTTAATTCGCTCGATACCCAGCTTTACGTCTACTACCTCGACCCCACGGGTCCCGGCCAATGGGTGGTCTCGGTCAATCCCTCGCAGGCCACCGGAACAGGGGGCGGGGGTGGCGGTGGGGGGATTCCCGAGGCGCCGTCTGACAATCACAGCTATGGCCGGATCAATCAGTCCTGGGGGCAGGTGATCGCGGCCTCGGGGGACGTGATCGACGGGGGCAATTTCTGATGGCAGACGTCCTCCGCATCAAGCGCCGGGTATCGGGTGCACCGGGTGCACCATCAACGCTGGCCAACGCCGAGGTCGCCTATAACGAGGTCGACCACATCATGTATTACGGCGAGGGGACCGGAGGCGCGGGCGGCACCGCCTCCACCATCGTCGGCATCGCGGGCCAGGGTCTGGCGTCCAACGTCGCCCCGCTGATGAACGGCACGGCTGCGGCTGGCTCCGCAACCTCGTGGTCGAGGTCCGATCACGTGCACGCCTCTGACACCTCCAGAGCCCCCCTGCTGTCGCCCAATTTTTCCGGCACCCCACTCGTGCCGACGGCGGCCAATGGCACCAACACCCAGCAGGCAGCCTCCACGGCCTATGTCTTGGCCACTCGGCTGGACCAGTTGGTGGCACCGGCCAACAACGTGTCGATGAACAGCCACACCCTGACCAATCTGCTCGACCCGGTTAACCCGCAGGACGCGACCACCAAAAACTACGTTGACAACGCCATCCAGGGGCTGGAGGCCAAGGCGCCTTGCGTATGCGCCACCACGGGCGCCAACCTCACGTTAAGCGGGTTGCAGACGATCGACGGCTACACCACGGTGGTGGGGGACCGCGTGCTGGTGAAGGACCAGACCGCGCCAGCGCAGAACGGCATCTATGCGGCGGCCACCGGCACTTGGAACCGCACCGCCGACATGGTGATCTGGGCCCAGGTGCCGAGTGCTTACGTGTTCATCGAGATGGGCACGCTGAACGCCGACACGGGCTGGCTGTGCACCTCCAATCCCGGCGGCACGATGAACACCACGAGCATCACGTGGGTGCAGTTCTCGGCGGCCGGGCAGATTACCGCAGGCAGTGGCCTCCAGAAGGTCGGCAACGTCATCTCGGCGGTCGGCACCGCTGGGCAGATATCTGTCGGGGCCGCCATCGGCATCGACCCGACCTACGTTGGGCAGACCTCGATTACCACGCTGGGCACCGTCGCCACCGGCACCTGGAACGCCGCCACCATCGCGGTGAGCAGGGGCGGCACGGGCGCGGTCGCGCTGACCGGCTATGTATCAGGCAACGGCACGGCAGCCTTCAGCGCCAGTGCCACCATCCCCAACACCGCCATCACCGGTCTCGGCACCATGAGCACCCAGGCCGCTGGCGCGGTGGCGATTACCGGCGGCACGATCGACAACGTAACCTTCGACATGGGGACGTTCTGATGATCGAGCGGAAGGACGAGCATCCGTCGATGACGGTCTGGCTGCGGCTGCCGCCTGGAGTGGCCGAGATCGTCCACTGGGAAGCGTTCGACCAGAAGATCAGCCAGGATGAGTATGTGCTGCGGATCGTCTGTGACGCGCTTCTGGACCCCAACCGGAAAGCCTGATGACCGACATCCTGCGCATCAAGCGACGCCTCTCTGGCTCTCCTGGGGCGCCTGCGTCGCTCCAGAACGCCGAGATCGCGTTTAACGAGGTCGATAACACGCTCTACTACGGCCAGGGCACAGGCGGTGCAGGAGGCAGCGCCACCGCGATTATCCCGATCGCTGGCTCTGGCAGCTTCGTGCCGCTGTCAGGCAATGTCACGATGACCGGGCCATTGACGCTCAGCGGCGATCCGACGACCGCGCTGATGGCGGCGACCCGGCAATACGTCGATGCCCATGCCGGTGGTGGTGGTGGCGTCTCGGTGACGATCTCAGACACCGCGCCCGCCAGCCCGACCACCGGGTCGCTCTGGTGGGATAGCGTCGGGGCCCAGATGTATCTCCGCTACGCCGACCCCACGCCGAACAACTATTGGGTGCCGGTGATCAACCAGGGCGCGGCGAGTGCCAGCGTGGCGATCGGTGACACCGCGCCCGCCTCGCCCGCTATCGGCTCGCTCTGGTTCGACAGCGTGGGTGCACAATTGTATCTACGCTATCAAGATCCGACCAGCACGGAATGGCTGCCGGTCAACAATCAGGTGTCCTCGGGCGGGTTCGTCATTCGCTCTGGCGACACGATGACCGGCCCGCTGACGGTGCAGGGCCTCTTCACCTCCGGCGGCGGCATCGTGGCGAATGCCGGGATCGTGGCTAATGCTGGCGTCTCGGTGGTCAATAATCAGGCGCTCTACTGGCGCGACACCTTCGGCAATTCGGCGTCATTGCTCTGTCAGACCGACAACAACTGGGTGTTCTATGGCACCGACTCATCCGGTGTCGGGCGACCGATTTTCTCGTGCATGATGCACAGTTCGAACAGCGCGTTCCAGATCAACAACACTGTCGGCATCGGTCCTGGCTACACCATTCCGACCAACGCTGCGACCGGGACGCTCTTTCTTCAGCAGATCGGGGCCAGCACGGCGATGGGTTATCTCAACATCGCCTATAACACCTATCAGGACACCGGGCTGAACTGGGTGCGACTAAACACAAGCGGCATCAGCACGTTTCAGGTCTTCGGCAATCAGTTCACATGGTATGTCGCCCCCGGTGCTGCGATCGGCACGGCGCCCGCGTGGCAGCAATTGATGGGCCTCACCTCCGTCCAACTGACCTCTTACGTCCAGATTGCCGCACAAAGCACCACCGCCAGCACCGGCTCGATACGGATGAATGCTGGCGACGGCACCCACACCGGCTTTCTCTCCTTTTGGGACTGGAACGGCACCCGCTGCGGCTATGTCGGGTTCTCGGCGGCCAGCGACTACGTCAACTTGGTGCCGGAAAACCGCATCGGGTATCGCATCCTAGCGGGGACCGGCGGCACCGCCAATCTCAGGATTGACGGCACCACCTATTGCGGCAACCTGCTCTACGTGGGCTATCCCGGCATCACCGATTTCTACATCCAGCAGGCGGCGGGCACCGGGCGCATCATCAACTTCATCGCCGGGTGGTATCTCTACTGCCGCGAGTCGGACGGGACGCTGATCTGGTCGACGCCCAGCCAAGCATATGCGTTCTATGTGAACGGCGCAGGCGCCGGATATTTCACTGGCAGCCTCACGGTCAACGGCAATTGCTCCACCAACGGCCTGTTCGTTGGGGCGGGAAATAACTACGGCGTCCAGTATACCACTGGGTCATATGCCACCAGCCATGTGGTTCTGTTCGGCTGGAGCAATGTGGTCACCAATCTGGCGACGATCGGCATCTCCAACGGCGGTGCGGCTTATGCCCTCGCCAACGGCTCCGATGCGCGGCTGAAGGACCGCATCGCGCCATCGACGTTCGATTGTCTGGCGATGCTCAACCAAATCGAGTTGCGAGAGTTCTACTGGAAAGAGGCTCGTGATCCGCGCGCGCTCAGAGAGGCGCGGGTGCCGGAAGGCCGGGAGAAGGTGCGGGTCGGCATGGTTGCCCAGGAGGTGGCGAAGCTATTCCCCGAGGGGGTGCGCGAGGGCGATGATTTCGAGGACATGCTGGGCCGTGTCTGGGGCATCGAGAACAACGTCATGGAAGCGGCGCTGATCGGCGCCATCCAGCAGATCAGCAAGCGGCTCGACGCGGCTGGGCTATGATCGACTTCCCGGACAGCCCGACCAACGGCCAGCAGTTCACCTCGGGCGGCGTCACGTGGCAGTATGACGGGGTCAAGTGGGTCGCATTGGGTGGTGGCAGCGCGATGGCACCGATTGCCAACCCGGTGTTCACTGGCGATCCGCAATGCCCGCTTGCTCCGGTCGGGGACAACGACACCTCCCTGGCCAATACCCAGTTCGTCACTCGTGCCGTTGCTAATCTGAATGCGCCCAGCAATGTCGGCAGGAACGTCATCCAGAACTGCACCTTCCTGGTGCAACAGCGTGGCACAGGGGGGTGGTCGGCGGACGGCAACTACACCGCCGACCGCTGGCAGATGCAGATCGGCTCCCCGTCCACCATGACAGTGTCGGTTATCGGCTTGGTGGATGCAGACCGCACCGCGATTGGTGATGAGCAGGCGGCGGCTGCCTTGCGGCATGTGTTCACCGGCTCGACCGGGTATTGCGCCATCGTGCAGAAGATCGAGCAGTTGCGCCGGTTCAGCGGCAAGCGGTTGATCTTCTCGTTCTGGGCGCGGTGTGCCAGCGGCACGGTGACGCCCGAGATCGTGCTGTGGGGCTCATACGGTTCGGGCGGCAGCACCAGCAGCCGCAACAGTCTGGGCACCGTTACCATCACCACGACCTGGACCCGCTTCACCGTGAGCGGCACCATCGCCAGCGCCTCCGGGATGACGTTCGGTTCAGGCGACAGCCTGTGGGCGACGTTCTACTGGTCGCAGTCCGGAGGTCCGGTCAATTCCGGCACAGTGGATATCTGGGGGGTCCAGTGCGAGGTCGCGCAGTCGGCATCGCAGACCCTCCCCTCGCCGCTGGAGAAAATTCCCTACGACGACGACCTTCGCCACTGTATGCGCTTTTATTACCAGGGCGTGCCGCCGTTGCGTGGCGTCGTCACGTCGGCCACTGGAATTGGCAGGCTCGCTTGCCCGCATCCGGTGGCGATGCGTGCGGTGCCGACATTTGCCATTGTCACGCCGTTGCCGGTCTACGATGGGTCAGCGGTCTCTACGATAACCGGTGGCGCCACTGGGGCTGTCACGACGACTGTGCTGGAATTTGATGCCACCGGATGCAGCGGTCTGACAGCCGGTAGGGTGGGGCTCGTCTATCAAAATGCGGGCGGTCTGATGACCGTGAGCGCGGACCTCTGATGGCGGTCGATTTCCCAGCCTCGCCCTCGGTCGGCCAGCAGTTCAACGCCGCTGGCATGTCCTGGCAGTGGGATGGCGTGAAGTGGGTCGCCTATGGCGGCGGCTCGTTCGCACCCGTTGTCTTTGTCGGTGACGTCCCGCCATCCACACCTAGCCCTGGCACCCTCTGGTGGGACAGTGTCGGGCTTCAGATGTATCTCTATTTCGCGGATGGCACATCCACCCAATGGTGCCCCGCGACCAACTATAACGGCCCGCTGGCAGAAGCCCCTGCTGACAGCAACTACTACGCCAGACGGAACAACGCCTGGACCGGGATCGGCAGCACGCTCAGTGCCGCGCAGGATAGTGTCGGGCGCAACCTGCTGATGAACCCATTGTTCGCAGTTCAACAGCGTGGCCAAGGCGGTTGGTCCACCAACTATGCCTTCACCGCCGACCGCTGGCAGCTATGGGTATCTGGCGACACTCATTCGATATCAATCTATGCTATCGCGGATAGCGCGCGGGCACAGATCGGTGACGAGTGGGCCAGATATACTCTGACCTCGGCTGTCACCGGCACCTCAGGAGCGACCGCCTATTCCCGCATCTGCCAGTGTGTGGAGAGCGTCTATCGGCTCGCAGGTAAAACCGTCATCATATCGTTCTATGCCAACGGCCCGGTGGGAGCAAAGATTGGCGTCAGCGTTGGTCAGACCTTCGGCGTCGGCGGCTCGCCCTCGGCAGATGTGGTTCTGAACGGGCAATCGGTCACTCTCGGTTCATCGTGGGCCAGATATTCGGTGTCAGTCGCCATCCCGAGTGTTGCCGGGAAGACGCTTGGCACTAGTGGTGATGACCGCACGCTGATCTGGTTCTGGCTGAATGCCGGGAGCAACTACACGACCCAGTCGGGTGGTGTGCCGGTGCAAAGTGGCACCTTCACCTTTTGGGGGATGCAGCTTGAGGTCGCCCAACCGGGTCAAACCGCGCCATCGGCATTGGATTATGGTGGCACTCAGCAGCAACAGCTTGCCCAGTGCCAACGCTACTACCAGCGGAACGGGATGCTGCCGGGGTGGACGATCTCCGCGTCGATCATGTCGGTGCACTGGACCCCGATTGTGCCGATGCGAGCCGCACCGACCGCCAATCTGCTGACCACGACGCCCTATGGCGAGCAGCCCCCGTGGGCCACGGGACGCACGGGGTCCGGGTCGACGGTGAACAACACCCACAACACCCAGCAGAACAATGCCGGTCTGGGTTATGACTTGCAGATCACCGGCTTCAGCGGCATGACCGCCAACCTATTCTGCACCTTCGGCGCGTTGCAGCTAGAATTCACGGCGGATATCTGAATGTATAACTTCCCCGACGCGCCCTCGCTCAATCAGGTCGTCACTGGTCCGGGCGGCATCCAGTATTCCTGGGACGGTGTGAAGTGGGCTTCGGTGACCCCGCAGGGCCAGCAATTATCGTCGCCGGTCGTCTTCGTGTTCGGCAACAAGCCAGCGTCGTCAGCCATCCTGAGTGCGCCGACCCCGATCCCGCTGACGGTGCCTGCCAACCTTTCCGGCACGGTGGTCTATGACGCCACCAAGGCGACCGCCAATGCGATCTTCACGGTGAATAAGATCACCGCCGCCGGGGTCACCACGGCACTGGGCACCGTGACGGTCACTCCGGCCTCAAACGTCAGCGCCACCTTGGCCGGTGCTGGCGGCAGTCTATTGGCGGGCGATACGCTGCAAGTGGTCGCACCGTCGTCCCAGGACGCTACCTTGGCCGACGTGAGCATCACGGTCCTGGCTTTGAGGGCATAATGGCATCGCAGAACATCGGCGTGGTGATCGGCGCCAACAGCGGCACGGTCTATGCCGTAGTCAATCCTGACGACGACAGTGAGTTGGACAATCCGCGCTGGCTGTTGATTAGAGGCGAGACCGAGGCGATGCGGCTGATCCTTGTGCCGCGCGGCGACTATGAGGGCGCGTTGTCGATGGCGGATGTCGCGCAGTTGGTGGACCGGCTTAAATGACGCAGGTGTTCCTGGTCAGTCCGCTGAATACCAACGCGACATGGCCAGACCCTGGCAACTGGAACCCGACCAACAAGATCGAGATTGTGTCGGCCGGTTCTTCGGGAACCGCTCCCAACTATAACACTCCACCCGGCTGGTCTGGCTTTGGTGGAGGGGGCGGCGGCTACGGGGTGGTAAACAACGACACCGTGAGCTTCCCCGCCAACTACTACGTGGGTCAGGCGGGCTATCCTACCCAGTTCAACACCGGGGTGGGTTCGACCACCAGACCCACGAGCGGGCCGGGTGTCTGGGTCGCCTCGGCATCGTTCGGCACCAACGGTCAGGTAACTACGGGTGGCCCAGCAGGCTATCCATCAGGATTTGCCGGTGGTTCTGGGGGTGCCAACGGCACCGCAAACGTCGGAAGTGGTGGCGGTGGCGCGGCTGGACCGCATGGCGCGGGAAGCGATGGCGGCTCTTCTCCCGCGTATGCTGGTGGCGCAGCGGATGGCGGCACTGTCGCGGGACCGACGGCGAGCGGTGGCAACGGCAACTCAGGCACCCAATTCGACGCCACCCATGGCTGCGGAGCGGGCGGAGCCGGTGGCGCCACGACCGGCGTGAACGGCGGGATTGGTGGTGCTTACGGCGGCGGCGGCGGCGGTGGCGGCGGTAATTCCAGTCCGGGCGGTAACGGCGGTTCGCCTGGGCAAGCCATCATCATCATCACCTACACACCGCTTGCGAAGCCGCCCTTTGTCCGCGCAGCGATGATGACATAGGGAGGCGCGGCCATTGTATAATTTCCCCGATGCGCCGACCAACGGGCAGGTCGTATCTACACCCGGCGGCACCTACACCTATGACGGTCTGAAGTGGATTCCCGGCCGGTCGACCGTGACAGAGGCGCCCACCGACGGGCAGATCTATGGCCGACAGGGCAGCACCACGTCCTGGGTGCCGACGGTGCCGGTAGCAGGCGGCACCATGACCGGGCCGTTGACGATTAGTCCCGCCGCTAACCATCCGCAGCTTCTGCTAAATGCAGCCACAGGCTTCGGCAGTCAGTTGATCGGTCAGCGGGCAGGGAGTTTGCGCTGGCTCATCGATATGCCCGAGGGCACCACCGAATCGGGCACCGCGACCGGCAGTGACTTCGGCATCTATCGCTACGACAACACCGGAGCCCAAATTGCCCGTCCGTTCGCGATCAATCGGGCGTGCGGCGCGGTCAGCGTCGGTGGCAGCCCCAACCCGACTGACGCGGCTGCCGGGTCGCTGTTCCTCGGTCAGGGACTGTATTCATCGCCGCCCGCGAACTACGTCAATCTCGCCTACAACGCCTATGTGAACACCGCCGCAAATTGGGTGCGGCTGACCGCCAACGCGACCGCGACGTTCCAGGTCGGCTCCACGTTCTATTGGTATACCGCGCCGAGTGCTGCGATCAGCGTGGCGCCCGCCTGGGTGCAACTGGCCACCCTCAACACCTCCGCTTTTTCGACCATCGGCAGCGTCAACTTGGTTTCCGGCAATACCATCACCGCCAGCGGCGGGGTGGTGTATTTCAGCAATGACGGGGGCAGCTATCTCGCCGGTCCGCCCAACACGACCAGCCCCTACATCAACCTCAAGCCGAGTTGCTATATTCGCACCGACGGCACCACGATGAACTACTATTCCAACGGCGGGCAGCACGTCTTCAACGCCACCATCAACGGCAACATCACAGGCTCGGCCACCTACGCCTACCACCCCTATTTCTACACCACCGGCTGGGCGACGATGAACTGGAACGACCCCGGCGGGAACCCAAGCTACGTGGTCGGCGGCAATGACGGCACCAACTTCAATGTCTATCCGCCTAGTCGATTCAGCGTGAATTACGCCACCTACGCCGACAACACCACGCAGGGCTCGTTCAATATCCAGGGCGGCGGCTGGGTCATCGTGTTCAACAACGGTGCCTACTACATGGGCCGCCGCAATGACGGCCATTGGATGTTCGTCGAGAACAACACCGCCATCATCGACGTCGTCAGCGGCACTTTCAACACCAACGGCCAGATCTGGGCCGGATCGGACGTGGTAGCCAGGACCAGCACCTATCCTGCCTATAACAGTCACCCACCATGGCGGCTTTATTCCGACGGCGCGTGGGACTGGAACAACCACACCTCGGACCAATGGCGCGACGGGATGAACGGCCAGACCGGGGACTGGGCGTGGATCAGATACGACGGGGCGTGGCTGTTGCACCTCGACGGCAGCGGCAACCTCAACGCCGCCGGAACCATGACGTGGTCCGACGTCAGGCTGAAGCAGGACATCGAGCCCTACACGCGCGGCCTCGACGTGCTGATGCTGCTCCAACCCAGCAGTTTCACCTATAACGGCAAGGGCGGCACCATCCCCCATGGCCGCCGTCATGTCGGCATTCATGCACAGGACCTGGACGGGCTGATCCCAGAGGCGGTGGTCCGCCGCACCGCGCCAGCGCCTACGCATATCACCATGGTCGAGGACCAACTGGCGGTCGACGCGCAGCCGATTCTGATGGCCTGCGTCAATGCGATCAGGGAACTCAACATGCGCCTTATCGTCTTGGAGAACCGCTGATGCCTGTGGCACCGCCCGAATGCACCCACGACCACACCGACTGCCGCATCGTCGCCTATAATCACCGGGCGCTGACGGTCAGCACGGTGACCTCGGTGTTTGACGGCTATGGGATGATGATCCCGGCGGGCACGCCCTCTGGCTCAGCTACCGCCCAGGACTGCATCTGCCAGACCTGCGGTCTGATGTGGACCGAGGAGACGCACTACCAGCCACCGCCCGAGGTCTCGCCGGAGCCACCTACCGATCCCGGTGTCAGCCCGGCGGTCCCCGCGCTGCCTGCCGTCACGGTCACCAACGTCCGCAAGGCTGGCGGCTGATGGCCATCCCCGGCCTGCCGGGGGTCTCGGTCACCAAATTGGTCGACCGGGTCCAGCAGATGCTGGAGGCAACCGAGATGCTGGCCCGCTCAGACGTGCTGGTCGGGGTGCCCTCGAACAAGGCCAATCGGCGGCCGATGCCGGGCAAGAAGCCCGACCCGATCACCAACGCCTCGCTGGCCTATATCCACGAGTTCGGCTCGCCCGCCCGCAACATCCCAGCACGGCCGTTCCTGTTCCCCGCCATCCGCAAGATCAAGCCCCAGGTCAGGGCGCTGATGAAGAAGGCGGCGCAGGACGCGCTCAAAGGCGACAAGGGCGCGGTCAAGCGGGTGCTCAACGAGGTGGGCCTCCTGGCGCAAATCGCGGCGCAGGCGGCGATCACCGACCCAGAGCCGCCATTCGTGCCATTGAAGCCCGCCACCATCAGGGCGCGGCTGAGACGCACCCAGGCAGGACGGCGGCAACTGGCGCGGCTCCAGCAGAACGCCAAGGCGGCGGGGCTCTCCACCTCGCAGGTGCTGCTCGATTGGGGCGCCTCACCGACGCTGTCGGGCAACACCAACATCCAGCCGCTGATCGACACCGGGCAGTTGCGCCAGAGCCTGCGCTACGTGGTCAGGGAGAACCTGTCCGGTGCGGCGATGACCATCACGAGGAGGGTGCCATGAGCAGGCTTCCCAACAACGGCAAGGTGTGGTTGGCCCAGGACGACGAGGACCTGTGGCAACTGCGCGGGCTGAAGGTGCCGCTGCATATCTGCGCCAAGCGGTTGGGGCGGTCCTATTATTCGGTCGAGATACGCTGGCGGCTCTTGCGCAAGCAGCGTGGCAAGGAGTTCACCACCCTGCCGCCA